ATGCCAATCTGGAGTGATTTTTTTCGTCTATTCCAATATGCTACAGAAAAAGACCCTCTGTCGGCTCGTAAAGATCCGAGAAACTTTGGCACTGCTGGCATCGCACAACCGGAAGCTTTAGGCACAGACTTTGAAAGCGGCGGCGGTCCAGGTGGTCAAACAAGCTATCGCCAAACTAATGACATGATCGACACTACTACTTTGTCGAATCGTGCAATGCGGTATAAAGAATACGAAAGACTGCGTAATGTTCCAGAAATTGAACTTGCTGTAACTGTCTTCTCAGATGAAGCTTGCGTATCAGGTGATACAAAAATATCAACTCCTTTTGGATTTGTAACAATCAAAGAACTCGCAGAAAAAAGATCAGAAGAAAGATTTTTAGTTTATTGTTACGATTTTAAGAAAAAAGATTACACTCTTGGTTGGGCTTTTGCTCCAAGATTAGTGAAAAAAGACAAAACAATTACAATCATCTTAGATGATGGATCAAAATTTACAGCAACAAAAGATCACAGAGTTTTACAAAAAGATGGAACTTGGATCGAAACTGGAGATCTTAAGTTTGGCGATGATCTTATGGCATTTTATCGTTTGCCAGCTACTGCAAAATTGAAACACAAACAGTTCCCAAGATTGTTTTCAACAAATAGAGGATGGATTAGTGAAAGACAATTTGTTGATGATTGGAAAACAGGAAAAACTGATCCTGCTTACGAAAAAGCTAATCGTGTATTAAGAATGGTATGCGGAGGACTTACGGTTAGACAAATCGCAAAAGTACTAGAACACGATTGGTCAAGTATTGAAGGATGGATTGAAAAAGAAGGATTTACATCTAAAGAAATTCGCCGACTTATGAAAAAGAATGACTCCAGAAGAGTTATCGGAATTGAAGAAGGTGAATTTCAAGAGGTTTATGACATTTCTGTTGAAGATCATAAATGCTTTGCAACAGACTCTGTAATCTTACACAATTGCCAAAAAGACGAAGATGGAAACATCTTTAAAATTAAAGCAGAAAATGATGAAGTTCGTGAAGAAGTAGAGTTTTTATTGTTGCATAGAAAAATGCTTAATATGAACCGAAATGGATGGACATGGTTTAAAAATCTTTGCATATCTGGAGACTTTTTTGTTGAGATTGTTATAAATCCTGAAAATCCAAAAGAAGGAATTTATCGAACTGTACCTTTGCCTCCTGAAACAATGTATCGAATCGAAACTGTTAAAGGAAAACTAATTGAATTTCAACAAAGCAAAGAAGGTCCAGATTATCAAGCTTTAATCAGAGGTCCAGTTAATGGACAAAACGACACTGAACTAAACCAAACAACAGCCATTCGTTTTGCTCCAAGTCAAATTGTTCACTTTAGAATTGGAGATGATAGAAAAACATTCTTCCCTTATGGACAAAGTTTAATTGAACCCGCTCGTGGACCGGCACATAGCTTAAGGCTTATGGAAGATGCTATGGTGGTGTACAGGCTTACCAGGGCACCTGAGAGGAGAGTATTCTATATTGATGTTGGTCAATTGCCACCATTTAAGGCAGAAGCTTTTATTGATCGATTAAAAGATCAATTTAGAAAAAGGAAAGTAACCAGCAATCGCGGTGTTGGTGCCAATCAAGTCGAAGAGCGATGGATGCCACCTGCTCAAGATGAAGATTATTGGTTGCCAATTCGTCCAAACAGTAACACAAGAATTGATACGCTTCCAGGAGCAGAAAACCTTGGAGAAATCGATGATGCTGTTTATTTTAGAAACAAACTTTTAATCAGTTTAAATTTTCCAAAAAATTATTTCAATAATGAAGATCCAGGCGCCACAAGAATTACTTTATCTGCTCAAGATGTTAAATTTGCACGCATGATCGAAAGATTGCAAAGCCATTTTGAAGATGGAATTCTTGAAATTGCTGAAAAACATTTGCAATTACGTGGATTTCCTGAAGAAAGCTATACTGACCTAAGAGTCAAAATGACGCCTCCTTCAGATTGGAGAGAACTTTCAAGATCAGAAGTTGTAACAGCACGTTATAACAATGCAGGATCTTTAAAGGGTAGTCAATTAATGGCTGATTATGATATTGTCACAAAAATTTTGAAATACTCTCCAGATGAAGCAGACGAAATGCTTGCAAGATTAAAATTGCAAAAACTTGAAGACCTTAAACTTCAAGTCCTTTCACAAAACCCTCAACTGCTTGGCGTTGGAATACCAAGTGCTGATTCCAGTCAAGGTCAAGGAGAGCTTGGTTCTGAGTCCGGTGGACCTAACACAATGCCTTCTCCAGAAGATCAGGGGGATCAGGGAGGACAAGAGCCACCTTCTCAAGAAGGTCAAGAGCCACCACCACAAGAAGGTCAAGGGGAAGATCAATCTTCGCCACAACCAGAGAAGCAATCGCAAACCATCAATTTGCCTGAGCCAAATGAAGATGAAATTAAAAAATATGATCTTGAACTTCAAGACTATGAAGACGAACAAGATTATGAAGACATTGATTATAGCGTAGGTGACGAATAATGATGGTAGGAGTAAATCAATTTCCAATGATGGCTATGAACAATAAACAAATTGTTCATCAAGGATCAAAAGCTGGTTGTTTTCATTGTTTGAGAATTTTTGATGTAAGTGAAATTAAAAACTATACAGATAATGAAAAAACCGTGATCTGCCCATTATGCGGAGTAGATTCGGTTGTCGGGGATATGTGTGGATTTGAATTAAATGAAGATATACTTAAAAAAGCATATAAAACTTGGTATATGAAATAAAGGCAACTTTAGGAATTGAACCCAAATTTTATAGTTTGTTTTTTTCCTGATTGTCTGATTTTTGAAGTCCGAGTCAGGAACATCCTATAAAAGTCATCTAGACGTTGCCATGATTTAAATCATACAGTTTAAAAAAAAAGATCAAGAAAAAATTCAATTTTTTCTTGATCTTAAAGGAAATCAATCAACATCTTCTTGTCTGTCATAAAAGTATTGCTTGATGTCATTGTGCATTCCAGTTTTATCTGAATTCCACTCATAAACATCATTTGTCATTTTTACGTCACTCTGTGGATCGTAGTCATAATTTAAAATTATGTCATGACGATCCATGTATTTTCTATTTTTCAAAGATCCATGCCAGAGATGACAAATATCAACTGGTACGTAATCCAAAACAAGATTTTTTGCTTGAACTGCATCTCGCCATTTGTTCAAATCAACTTTCATATTGTCATTGAACTTGCTGGCAAATCCATGTATATCCCATGAGTTTAAATAACAATCAACAAAAAAAGTATCGCCACTTCCAATAATGTTTTTGTCGTACAATCCACCAATGTCTTCAAAAGATTCACGCTTTGCTGCCCATGCAAAACCAGGTGCAGAAAAATGTAATTCTCTACTTCGACGACGTTCTAACCAGTTTTTGTGAATTTTTGATTGCCAAATAACACCTTGAACATTTGGAATTTTACTTCCGTCATATGTCAACATGTCTTTGGGCATGTAATAAACTTTTTTAAACAATTGAACAACATCAGAATTTTGAAGCTTTTCAACAGCTTGTTCAGCCCAGTTTTCAGACTGAAATAAAACATCACAATCTATCCACGCATAATACTTGCAATTATCTGGTAATTTTGAAACGCCATAATTTATTAAACGTTCTTTTTGCCACATAATACTATTGCTTTTTAGGTGATGTACATTTGAACCTTCTGGTATATAGAAAGGTCCGCCGTTGAATGCGCATTCAACGGTGATCATTTTTACACCTTGCCGCTTTAATTGTTCGGCAAATATAAAATAGTTTTTTAACAAAGAAGAGTAACCAGCAGGATTAAAAAATACAGTTATTACACAAAATTCTTCCATTGAAGCTCCTTCTTGTTACAATGAAACATGCAACATTTTATTTAGCTTAAATAGAAAGATTATCCTATAGGATTGTGAAATGAATCTGCTGGATTTGGAGATACGACATCAGCGTCATCATCTTCTTGACCCAAATTATCACCAAGACCTTTTGAAATTATCCTGCGACCTCTAGTGGCTGCTCTTCTCAGATCTGATCTAAAGTCGCTATCTTTGAAACTTCCAATATTATATTTATCTAAAATTTGTTGTATTTGTGGATCGGTTTTGGCTTGTTGGTTTAACCAAGAAATAACCTTGCTGCTTTTTCTTGCCAAAAGAACTTCAAAAACTTCCATAGCTGCCAGCAAAGCGCTTTTTGAATCTTGCCCTAAACTGGATCTTCCCATAATACTTGTTCCAATATCCATCGCCGTTGACTCTTTTACTTGTAAATAATCTTGAAATGTTTTCATTATGTCCCTCGTTTTTGGCTTTACATGCATACTATATACTTAGTGACGAGGGATTTTAATATCTCTAATAGAAAATTTTGACATCGGGTTAATACATAACCTCATCACAAGCAATAGTTGCGCATGAGGAATTCAACAAAAGCACAGGGAGTCTATTGATTATGAAAAGAAAATTAATCAGCTTCGATGCATTTAAGAAGATCGAAGAAGCATCATTAACAAATGCCCAGGAAGAATTAATCGGGGCTGAAGAAGTTCTAGCAAAAACTCTGGGTGTAGATAACTTAAAGTTGTTCACATTCGGGGAATCAGACGTGACATATCAAGCTCCAGATGGCAGCTTTGTTCACGCAACGTATGAAATTAATAATGAGAAATTGGTTCTTGAAAATATTGAACAATTAGTTATTGAACAAGAAAGCGAAAAGAAGTCTGCTCGCCAAGTTCTTTCTAACATGGTCGATTCACTTCTAGAAAACAACGAAGCCAAAGCAGGTCAGCTTTTCGAAGCTTATCTTGGAATGCCTTTTGTTCGTCGTGAACTTGTTGTTAGTGAAGCATTTAAAGTTTCTGTGTCGAAGCCAGGCAGTCGAAAACCATCACCGCTTAAAGGCAGAAAGCAATCTCGCACATTGGTCGCAAAAAGAATTCGTGCTCGTATGCAAACTTTAGCTCATATGCCAAAGAGTGAAAAAGAACAACTCAAGAGAGAACGAAAAAATGCATCCAATAAATTGGGCGCCTCAACAAATCCTCGCTGGAGAACATATGCACGTAAAATCAAGCCATCTACCATGAAAGAATGGGCTATGATGTGCGAAAATGTTATGACATATCTTGATTACAAAGAATTTGGACCAGCTATGAATGAATCTTTGATTCAAACAGACGCTAAAGGTAATGTTGTTGGCGTTGCTGTTCCAACCGCTCAAAAACGCAACGAAGGAAAGATTTTGGCTTTTAATTGGAAGACTCTGGATCATGAAGTCAAAGTTCTTCGTGGAAAAGCAAAACGCATTTCTGAAGATCAAGTTTTTGTAAAAGCAATGACCGATCTCAAGCGTTACAATAATATTTCTGATAATGGATCATTAGAAGAAACACTTGAAGCAATTGTTACTCGTTGGCCAAATGTTCTTTATGTGACGGAAGAAGAACTGTCAGAACAAATTGCTACAGCTTTAGAAACAGCTAATGTTAAAAATTATGATGATTCAACTTGTAATTTTATGGCAGAAGCAATTCTTCGCACAGCCCATAACGCTTACACTGATCGTGTTCGTAAATTGGGTTCTTTGGCTGGAGCTACAACCGATGTTACTGCTGAATGTAATTCATGTGAAGATTCATACAAAGAATTTGCAGTTCTTGCCAATAGTTTCTTCAATAAACTTGACGAAACAGACAAGGCAGACCTTCAAGTTTTTGCAGATCTCTACAAGTCTTTAAATGAAGTTCGTCGTTTGGCTGTTGAAAGTGGCGACGAAGCTACAAAAATTCAAGTTGAAGGATTCATGAGAGAATGTGCTTTTATTCTCAATCGCGAATCTGATATTGATTTAAACATGGCTGAAACTATCACAAATTATATTGTCGATTTTGTTGAAGCAAATTTAATGGGCGCCGAAATCGATTGGAATGTTTCTGCTGTACACAATACAGTCAACGGAGACCATCCACGTACCGCATTTAATGCAAGTGTTACTGATGCTGTTCCTTCTAAGTTCACAGGCGATTGGGGCAGTCCTGCTCCTGTTTCTGATGGCAAAAATTATAAGGGCGGTTTAGATGACGAAATGAGAGGAAACGCTTTCGGAAATATCGCTGATGGCGATGAATGGCCAGAACTAAGCAACCCTTATGTTCCAAAGCCTGCCGATTATAAAATGAAAGAAAAGTCCGCAGTGGATGACGGCGATAATGACTATAGCCGTTGGCAATCAAATGACACTTGGCCAAATCTAAAAAATCCATACGTCCCAGATAATATGGCTATGGATCCATCCAAGTATAAGGCAAATTCCGATGACTTGGTGGCAGATACAGCAAAGCGAAATGTCTAATCTAAAAAAGGAGTACGTCAATGGAAAAGTTAAGTTTATTCGTTGACTGCTGTAATAATGGCGGATTTGAATTGAACCTGAACGAGTCAACCACCGATAAGGGGTTGACTAAGTTCAGGGGTAAATTCCAAGAAGCTGAAGCAGTTAATAAAAATAAAAGAATTTACCCGTATGCTGTTCTTGATGAAAATGTCAAGAAATTAGTTCCAATTGTAAACGCCCGTGGACTCGTTGGTGAATTAGATCACCCTACTGATTCAATTATTCACTTCGAAAAATGCTCACACGTTATTACTAAGCTATGGTGGGAAGGAAATAGCCTCATGGGAGAAGGCGAAATTCTTAATACTCCACATGGAAAAATCCTTAAAAGTCTTTTATCAGATGGAGTAAGGGTTGGTATTAGTAGCCGTGGAGTAGGAAACGGCAGAAGTGATGAAAATGGCATCCTTATTATCGGTGAAAGCTATAAGCTGATTACGTTTGATGCTGTTGCTGATCCAAGCACTTACAACGCCTTCCAAGAAAAGGTTGTTGGAAAGAAAGAATCGTATGATCAAACTTCATCATATGAAATCAATAAAAATGTGGTTAAAAATGAAGCTAGCCGCATACATAATGTTAATAAACAAGCTTTAATCGCATGTTGCAGTGGAATCATTGAACAGCAATCAAGCAAAATCAAGGCAAAGCTGCGATAAATTAATGATCTTACCAAACACAACGAGAGAAAATTATAAAACAGGAGTGAGGTTTGAATATGGACAAGATTACAGAAGCATTGAAAAAATTACTGCCTGAATCTGAGATTAATGAAGTCGCAGCCTCTATTAATGAATCATTAGAGCAGGCTAAAACTGAATTAGAAGCTGAATACAACGCTAAACTTGAAGAAGCGTATACTGAGCTAACCGGCGAATTAACAAGCGCAGAACAGGTTGCAGAACAAGGCTACGAAGAAGCCTATGCAATCATCGGTGACCTTCGTAATCGTCTAGAACTTCAAGGTGAAGAGTATAAAGCTGCATTAGAAGAAGGATACGAAGAAGCATACCAAATGCTTAAGACTGAAAAAGATAAAAATCAACAGCTTGAAGTCGAAATGTATGAAGAATATGACAAAAAGCTCGTCGAAATGAAAGAATATATCGTTGATAAAGTTGATCAATTCCTCCAATACAAGGGACATGAAATCTACGAACAAGCTAAACGCGATGTTCTTAATGACCCACGTATGGCTGAACACAAGGTCACTCTTGATAAAATTATCGACCTTACAAGCAACTACATCTCCAACGATGAATTCGCTGCTGTTTCTTCCAGCAAATTAGAAGAAGTCAATAAGGCTGTGGAAAACATGAAGGGACAACTGCGTATTATGGAAGCCCGTAATATTCGTCTGTCAACTGAAAATACCAAGCTTAATGAAGCCGTGCGACAAGCACAAGATCTTATCACGGAAAGCCGTAAGGCTGTTACTCGTGAAAAGAAATCAGGTGTTATCGCCGAGCAGAAAGAAAGAGTTGAAAAAGCAAAGAACGTAACGGGGAGAGGTAGTGCAACTAATGATGGTGTTGTAATTTCGGAATATGCAGCATCAACAAATAATGACATGGATCAAATGTTGATTCTGTCAGGTGTTAGAAAAGCCTAAACAAAGCTACTCCAAGTTAGTAATTTAATTATTTTATGAAAAGAGGATTACTCTAAGATGAACGCAAATTCAAGATTTTTAAACGAAGCTAAGGAGCTAGAATCACGTTGGGGCAAGACCGGACTCCTCGAAGGTATCGAAGATCGTTACGTTCGTTCTGCCACAGCAGTTCTGCTCGAAAACCAAAGACTCATGAACGAAGTTAGCACCGACACTGGTGACGTTGCTCAGTTCAAGCGAATCAGCATTCCACTGGTTCGTCGTATCTATCCACAATTGATCGCCAATAAGATCGTCAGTGTTCAACCACTGCTTGGTCCTACCGGCTTGGTCTACTATCTCCGCTTTCGCTATTCTAGCAATAAGGGTTCCACACGTGGCGCCTCAAACAACGGCGGATTTCCTGGCGACGATGCCAACAGCTTAATGCAATTGGCTGATGGTACTGCCAATCTGGACATCTTCTACTCAAGCCAATATATTCAAAACGAAACGACTTCAACCGATGCTGGTAATACTGCTGTTTCAACATACTCGCCACTTGAGCACACGCCAATTTTGGCTGGTACTGTTACTGGTACAATTTATCTCGGTGCATCAGCTATCCAAACATTCGTCGTTTCGTCAAGCGGAACATTCACTCTTCACGACATTGGAGCACCTGGTGTAAAGGTTTTATCTGGTATCTTGTTGAATAACACTGGCGAACTTTCTTTGACTTGGAATAATAGCACTCCTGGTGCAAACCACGTTGTTATCTCTTATGAGTACAACATGGAATGCCAACAAGATCTTCCTGAAATCAATCTCGTTATTGAATCAGAAGAAATTGCTGCTAAGACCCGTAAACTCAAGGCTGTTTGGAGCTACGAAGCTCAACAAGACCTTCGCAGCCAGCACAATCTGGATGCCGAAGCTGAGTTGACTGCTGTTCTTGCTCAAGAAATCAATCTTGAAATCGACCGTGAAGTTCTTACCGACCTTCGTAACAACGCTGGTACGGTTACTGCTTGGGATTTCAATACAGCCCTTGGCGAAACGATCAAAGAAAAGTATGAATCACTTTACGTCAAAGTCGTTGAAGTTTCCAACGTCATTCACCGTAAAACACTGCGTGGTGGTGCTAACTTCCTAGTTACAAGCCCTGAAGTCGCTTCGATTTTCGAAACAGCTACAGCCGGTTTCGCTCCTGCTCCTTCTGAAACATTCACAAGCAGCTTAGGCATCCAATACGTTGGTACTGTCAACAATCGCTGGAGACTGTACAAGGATCCATTGTTCCCAACCAATCAAATCTTGATGGGATATAAGGGCGACTCCTACATGGATTCCGGATACTTCTATTGCCCATACGTTCCACTAACCCAAACGCCAGTTGTGCTCGACCCAGAGTCCTTCTGCCCACGCAAGGGTATTTTAACCCGATATGGAAAAAAGTTATTGAGAGAAGGCGCAAAATTTTATGCAAGAATGTCAATCGCAAATTTTGTGATCTGATTTTGTCGCAAGTAATTGCGAAACAACAACTTACAAAAACCCAGCTATTTCTAGCTGGGTTTTTTATTTTATTTTCAAAAAAATCTATTGTCTTTTTTGTTTGTTTTGACTATATTGTTTAAGACATAGGTGTAAAAAAACAAATTCAAGAAAGGGCGAAGTATCATGAACATGAATGATTTCGAAAAAACATTTGCTGGTCTTAAACAATCTGAAAAAATAAAACTAAAATGTGATCATCCTGACTGTTTAAATCCAGAAAAAGTTATTGGCAGAGAAGCAGCAAAAAGGAATATTCTGAAAAATGGTGGAGAAAAGTTTGTTTGTGGCAATTGCGAAAAAAGATTCAACAATCCAATGAATAAAATTGGACAGGGAAGAAAAAATTTAGGAGAATTAAATGTTCTTTGTCCAAAATGCAAAAAAACAAGAAAAATGAATGCGTCTTGTTATTTTGGAGTTCTATCTGAGCCATATTCACAGATTTGTGGTTCATGCTCTCAAATTGGAAAAGAAATAACTGATGAACAAAAACAAAAAATTAGCCAAAAGCTCATTGGCAGAAGCTTGACAGAAGATCACAAAAAAAATATCAGCAAGTACATGAAATTTAACGTAAATGGAATTGAACAAGGTAAAAGAAATTTGATTCCAGGTAGCGGTGGAGGATGGAACAAAGGATTGAAAACACCACAAGAAATTTGCGATAAACAATCAGCAGCAATGCTTGGAAGGGTTTATTCAGATGAGCACAAAGCAAATATTTCAGAAGGTCGTAAAAAGTTTTTATCTGAGACTGGTGGATTTACACTAGAACACAGGCAAAAACTCAGAGACGCAGCATTGGATCAATATGAACGTGGTTTTAATCCAAATGCTCATCATCGTTATGGATATCACAAATCTACAAAGTGCGAAAAAGCTTTCTATCGTTCATCGTATGAGAAAAAAGCTTTTATGATTCTTGATGAAATGCAAGACGTGAAAAAATATGAAGTTGAAAAAATAAAAATTCCATATTGGAATCCATTGGAAAAAACAGAAGCCATTTTCATTGTTGACATACTAGTTGAGCTTCACGATGGATCAAGAAAGATCATAGAAATCAAACCGATAAGCTGGATGAACAGTTTGGTTAATGCATCTAAAATAGATGCATTAAAAATATGGTCTGAAAAAGAAAATGTTGTTTGCGAAATTTGGGACGAACATAAACTATTTGGAGAAGTCAATACGTATCAAAAAATTCAAAAATTTATCGATTGGATTGATTCTGGTAGTGTTGGTGATATTGAAAATGTCAACGAAGATATAATCAATGCCAGAAAAGAAAAATCCCGTTTAAAATCGAATAATTTTTATGAAAACAATTTATCAAACAAAATCATTGTTTTTTGCAAGCATTGTCAAAAACAACATGAAGTTAGAGAGATAACATACAAACAACACTTAGAAAAATATGGAACATATAAATGCTCTGTAGAAAAT